CACTATAGCCACGATATAGAATAGAATTACCGTAACGATATACTGATGTATAGAATTCCAAATGAAATACCTCCGTTTGGTATATTCTATCATATTTAGCTTATATTGTAAATAAAAAAAGGGCCGAAGCCCTTAATTTATTTTTTTTCTGAAACGAAGCTATACATTTCTTTCGCTTTATTCATAAGATCGCTCATAGAATACATCTTATATGAATCTTGAACTTGTTCCCATTGGATTTTGCCTTGGTGATACATGTCTTTAGCAAATTGAATGTTTAGTTCATGTTGCTTGTCCATATATTCTTTTGCTAGTTGAAGCATTTCAGCTCTGATTTCAAATGGATTCTTATTCATTTTACCATTTTCGCCATTGCTTCACCCGCAGCATTTGCAAATGTAGTGGTTTGTTTCATCGCATCTTTGGTAAACTCTGTTTGTGTTTTGATGAAATCATGTAGAGGCTTGCTCATTGCTTCATCTTTAACCCAAGTGTTAACCCAAGTTGTTTTTGCATTTTGGATCGCATCGATCCATACGTTTGTAAGATAGTCTGTTGAGAACATAATAGTTCCTCCTGTTATGTGTGTGTGATCGAAGGGGCCATTACAGCCCCTTTGCTAAGATTCTTCTATTAGCGTTTCAGCTTTGCGATTTGCATCATACATTCTTTAGCTTCCTTATGATAGCCAAGAGACGCAAGATGTGATGACGCTCTGCTATACCCAACAACTTCACACCAGTTTTGAAAACCAACCCAAAGTTTTTGAGCAAATGAACGATGATCGATAATAACTGTATCTACTAAGAAAGCCATTAGACAAATCCTCTTAGGTTAGGGTTAAAAGGCGCTATGAGATGGGATCTTCTCATATCTGCATCTTGTCTAGCAATAGCATAAATTTCACTTCTGCTAATACCAATATCGTTCAATTCTTTATCAGTTAGCTTACGCAATTCATTTTCTGTTTGTTTAATTGCTTTAGCTACATAATAATCGTTAATTAGCTTCTTGAAGAAGCTGTTTAGTGTCTGTGTCATTTGTTAGTTCCTCGTAATGACCAATTGCGATTTTACGAGGACGCATTTCTTCTGGAACTTCATATTTCAAGTCAATTGACAATACTCCGTCTTTAAGATCTGCTCCATGCACTTTTACGTGCTCAGACAGCCTGAAGGTGCGTTTGAACTTCTTGGTGGAAATACCACGATGAATGTATTCGCGACCTTTTGATTCGTGTTCCCCTGTCACTGTCAAGGTACGATCCTTGAATTCAATATTTAATTCATCTTTGCTAAATCCGGCCACAGCCAATTCGATAAGATATTCGGTATCGCCGGTCTTAAGAATGTTGTGGGGTGGGTAGTGATCTTGAGCATGTTTTGCTGTAAACTCAAGCTCATTAAATAGATGGTCAAAACCAACAAAAGATGAACGCGGGAATAGTGTTTGTAAGCCTGTCATTGTTATCTCCTTATGTCAAGCAAGATTAAAGTGGAGCCGGACCATCCGCACTCCGATAATATTTATATAGTTATTGCTATGCCAAATGTACATAGCCGCTATGCATTTTTTTTACTTATTTCCAATATTATATTTTGGACAAAGTTCCCATTGATCTTTTTCTTTGAAAGAAATTACTTTAATTTGACGTAATGGAGCAACTTCTAATTCTTCATTTTTAACCATATCAACTAATCCCCAATCGCTCAATAATGTTACAATAGTATTTCTACGAGCAATGTCATTAGATTCTAAATTAGCTTTCTTTCCGTCTAGCATAAACAACTCTTTAAAGTGAACTATAAAATATCGACCTTGTTTATGTAAGATATGGCATGATTGAAATAATTTTTTATCTTTACGAGAAGCAACTCCCATTCTTGTAAGAGTTTCTCTAACTTTTAAAAAATCGTCTGGTTGATTAATGGTTATTTCCAGCATTTTATCTGGAGACCATTCTACTAAATTATTTTCTTCTTCCACCTTTACTCACCTTCTCTTTTATATTTTTAATTTGGTCAGGTGATAACAGGGAGAGAACTTGTTTAGCTTGTTTATTACTATAGCCATAATACTCTTTAATCGCTCCAATATCATTATCTGACTCAGGTTTATTCCATTTCGAAAATCGTCTACGTTTTCTAATCGTATTTATAAGAAAGTGAAATTGAAGTTTTTTATCAGTATGATGGTATTGATTTAGCATATTAGCTATGGCTGCAGTATCATAAAAGTAACTAAGACCGCGATTTACCATAAATGGATTATATGCTTTTTCGCATTCTTCAGTTATCATAATATCTTCTTTTGTTTCATTAATTGCTTTTAAATAATCAAAGTGATTCATAGACAACCTACTACAGTTTGCATGCGCATAACATCCATAACAATATCATGGCGAGGATCATGGTGGATAAATTTTTCTTCTAGTCCGTTTGGAATAAATTTATTATCAGCACCAGATCCCCATAATAAACCATCTAGCATTGAACGTGTATCGCGAATAGTCCACCAAGGGTATGGTACACCTTTTCCAAACGAATGTACAATACTTTCAAAGATAATAGGATCAAAGCCATTACCACGAGTATAGACTTTTTTAATATCCATACCTTTTGTATAGTCTACAAAAAACTGCCAAAGGTCTTCAATTGATCTGTCTTCAGGAGATGGTTTAATTAGTTTCTTGGCTGACTCACCTTGAGAGTTCCACCATTTAACAGTTTCCATATCAACAACACGTTTGTACTTATGCACTTGTTCTTTTACGTCAAACTTAATGTAATCAGTTTGTTCTAATAATTCTTCATATGTGTATGGATTAGATTCATAGCGATTCTCATCAAACTTAAGTACTGCCATTGAAATAGCAGCCCCGGTTGCAGGAACGCCACTAAAAGTTTCAAAATCATATATTACGCAATTCATTTAAAATTCACCTGTGCCATAATTTCAGTCATCATGGCTACCATATTTAATTCATGATCTGCCACAAAAGCATTTTTATATTGATATTCAGCCAAAACTAATACTAGCTGAGGAATTGATTGAGGAGCCACAGATTCATTCATGTTATCATATAACTGACGAATAATAGCTTGTGGCTCAACATCCATATTATTTACAACCCATTGACGCATCTTCTTAAAGTTTTTTTCTTTAAGATAAATTACTAAGTCATTAACAGAGTTGTTATTGATAGACCCACTATTGCTCCCATCAATAGGAAGACCACTAGCAGCGGCGCGTTGTCCTTCATTTAATACCCTCCTCCAATCGGGGGCATACTTGAGAATGAGATCTGCCATGCCCTTATTGTTATATTCCACACCTTCCTGGTCTAGTATATATTTAAAACGAGCAAAAAACTGACTAGCAAGATCGGCTAAATCTTTCTTTGTGGTATTAAATTCATATACTCCGCAACGAGAATGCAAAGGAGCAATAATACGATTTTTAAAGTTACATGTGAGAATGAATCTGCAATTGTTAGAAAACTCTTCAATGAATCCACGAAGAGCTGGTTGAGTTGATTGTGGATTGAGATAATCTGCTTCGTCGAGAATAACAACTTTAACTCCTCCTTGTAATGATACAGTAGACGCAAATTGTTTTATCTTACCGCGAAGTGTATCAATGTTACCTTCTTCAGAACCATTGATTACAATATAATCAGCGCCGATCTCATTGCACAGAGCTCTAGCCACTGTAGTCTTACCAAGACCGGCAGTGCCAGCGAAAAGCATATTCTGCAATTCGCCAGCATCTACCATATTCTGAAACGTTTGTTTTAATGATGAAGGAAGGGTAGTTTCAGAAATAGTTTTTGGTCGATACTTCTCGACCCATAAAAAATTAGACATTCACGTACTCCATAATATAATATGTCTATTATAATCAATAATATAATAATTGTAAAACTATTCTTCTTGTGCCGCCTCTTGAGCTTGATTTTCGCATAGTTGAATTATTTGAATGCACTGATCACGTAGTTGGCCAATAGAACTAAGTTCTTCACCGCGGAAGCCTCCTCGTTGAACAATTGCATCGATTACAGCTACAGTACTACGAGATGTGCGACCCGCAAGTTGATAAATTTGAGTATCGTCAGACATATGTTTTCTCCTATTTGTATGTCGATGTTTTTTCTAGAGCAACCCAATATTTAAGATCAGTATTTTCTTGATCCAGCGTAAATTGAGAAATAAGTTTAGATGAAATGGCCACATTATAGTTTCCAGGAATCATCTGCAGATTCTTAATATTAAGAATAAAATTGTAGTCTCCAGTTGATTTGCCAGCAACATCAATGGAGTACGTATTAGATGTTGCATTATCAATGTTAACTACAGACAATGTAATTACACCATCACCTGGAATAATTGATAGTTGGTCATGCCCAAGAGCTGATGCTGCTTTTTTAATACGCGCAAGAGTATCTTGATCAAGGTGAAAACTAACTTCCGGATCTGGCATGATAATTGGTTTTGTTGGTGAAGTTAGAATGTCGGCATCAGACATAAAATATTTAATTTTTGATCTACCAGAAGTATCACTAATAGTCATAAACTTTTCTTCTAACTTAATGTTAGATGTTTCAAAAAGATTTAAAACTGATAAGAATTCTGATAAATCATAAATACCCACTTGCTTATTAAATGTTTCAGGAATAGTAGCTTGAGCCAAAACATTCTTTGCTTCTGATACAGTCATAATAGAATTACCTTCACGAATAACCAAATTAGGATTAATCCCAGAATAGTTTTTCAAGAGAGTCATAGTAAAATTGGATAATTCCATATTAATTTCCTTTTAGTTTGCTAAAGTTTTTTTCTTTAAAGAATTCCAATTTGTTTTGGAATTTACCTTCAAGAATATCGCCTTTGTGACTAATAACAAAGACATTAGTATCATCATCCAGAGTATGAATAATCTTCATAAGATTATCTACTCCTTCATAATCAAGTGATGAATCAAAAGTTTCATCAAGTACTAATAGATTAGTAGATACTGAATTCTTCATCTTGGCTATTTGTCGCCAAGTAAATAAAAGAGCCAGATCAATACGTTGCTTTTCACCTTCAGAAAAAGAATCATAAGAGAAATTATCTCTATGTCTTGAACGAATTGTTTCGGAGAATGCTTCATCTAGATGAAATGAAACGTAGAAATCTAATATTTGTAAATATTGATTTACGAGTTTATTTATAACAGGTAAATATTCTTTTACAATTTTTGTTTTAATTCCAGTATCTTTTAACATCTCTAATATTACAGTATTATAATTTAAAGATTCAGAAATGTACAATTTATTTTCAAACAAGTCAGCTTTTTGATTCTTTAAATTTTCTAAATCTAATTTAGATTTTGCTACGTCACCATCATTGCCGCGTATGTTTGATATGGCAGCGGAAAGACTTGTAATCTGTCCTTGCAACCGTACGATTTCACGATTATGGCTCGATATAAGTGAGGTTTTTTCTCTGATCTCATTAGAGCAGGCGTTGAGCCGTTCAATATCTGATTCCACAATAGCCGACTGCTGAGAGACATCGTCCAAAGCTTTTTGTATCTCCGATGCTTTGGATTTGGCGGTGGAGAGTTTCTCCGATCGAAGGTCTCCACTAATATCTTGGGAACATGTGGGGCAAGTATCATTTTCCTCGTAGAATTTTGAATCCTTGACAAGTGTTGAGATTTTTTGATTGAACTCCGCTTTGTACTGTAAGAGAGCTTGTTTTTTATTATGACTTTTCTTGAGACTTTCTTCAAG